CGCGGGCCAGATGTACAAGTTGCAGGACGCGCCCGAGGGCAAGACCGAAGCGGACATCGCCGAGGTCCAGTTCCGTCCCGCGTCGAACCTGATCCGCGACGAGCGCGACCGTCTCGCTGGTGAGGGCAAGCCGAAGAAGAATGCGACCCGGAAGAAGAAGGGCGACGGCATCGCCGCCCCGAAGAACCCGACGCCGCCCGCAGTCGAAGAGCACGACCTCCCGCTTGCGAACGTGAGCATCCCGAAGACGCCGGGCAAGCCTGGCGAGAAGTGAGCCGCAGATGAACACGGACCTCGGAACTACGGTTACGACGACGGGGCTCCTCGCGGAGATCCCGGTGACGGGCGGCGGCACAGACTCGGCGAGCTTCGACTGCGCGAGGGGGCGGTGGACGCTGCTCGTCGGCGTGATGGGGAGCGCCGCTGGCGGCGACCTCACCATCACGGTCGAGGACTCGGCGAACGACTCGGCCTTCGCTGCGGTCTCAGGGGTCTCGACCTTGACGGCGACCGCTGCCGACAAGGGCATGTTCACCATCCTGATCGACCACCGCAAGATCCGCCGCTATGGTCGGCTGAACGTGGTGCTTGAATCGGGCGGCAACACGCGCGTCACTGTCGGTGCGTGCTCGTTCCACGGCGAGTCAGGTGGCGGCAACGGAGCCGATCTGGTAATCGCATGACCCTGATGGATCTCACAACTACTGCGGACGTGAAGACGCTGCTCGTGATGAGTGGATCTACGCACGACACGCTGATCGGTGAGATGGTGACGGACATGAGTCGTCGCTTCGGGCAGGAGATGGATCGGTTCCTGATGGCCGAGTCGCAGACCGAGGTGTTCCGCGCACGGCAGGGGCAGCGCACTCTCGGCGTCACTGCTGTCCCGATGTCGGCGCTCACCTCGATCAAGGTCGGGATCACCAGGGACTTCAGCGGCGTGACCGCGCTGACCTCGAACAGCGACTTCGTGATCGACCTGACGCAGGGCGAGATCGAGTTCATGTTCGTCATGGACGGTGGGTTCATCGAGGTCGTCTACACGGGCGGCATGGCTGCGAACGCGGCGGCATTCAAGACGGCGTACCCCGACATTGCGCGTGCGTGCTCGAAGCAGGTCGCATATGAGTTCGAGCGGCGCAACCGTCCGAACTCCTCGACGACGGTATCGGGTGCGAACAAGACCTACGAAGACCCGCTCGGCCTCCTGTCCGATGTGCAGCGCGTGCTGGACATGAACCGCCGGAGGTACTGGTAGTGGTTGCGAACCTCACGCTGCGGTTCAAGGAGAAGGGCCGTCTGATCCTCGGTGACCGGCTGATGAAGCGGTACGGGAAGGGTCTGGACAAGCACCTCTTCAAGACGATGAAGGTCGCGTTGGATCGGTCGGGCGACGAGTTCGTCAACGAGATGGTCTCGACCGCGCCCGTTCGCACAGGGCAGCTTCGGCGCTCGGTGCGGCACAAGGTCAAGGGCGGCAAGATGGACACGCTCGCGCTGACGGTCTCGTCGCGCGGGCACCCCGGCGCTCTGGTGCAGGAGCACGGCGCGGTGATCCGCGCTCGGAACTCGAAGTACCTGACGATCCCCGGCCCCGCCGTGAAGACGGCGGCGGGTGTGGCGCGCACCTCGTTCAAGTCGTGGATGTCCCAGAACCAGGGCGCAATCGGACCTTCCCAGCAAGGCAAGAAGCGGCGCGGCGGGTTCGTGATGCTGCCGACGAAGAAGGGCAAGGGCTGGGTGGTGGTCGGCAAGACGCCGACCGGCAAGCTCAAGAAGCTGCACGCATGGGTCCTGAAGGAGCAGGTCACGATCCCCGGCCCCGAGACGACCGGCACGAAGTCGAACTTCGGCTTCATGGACTCATGGGACAAGTTCGGCGAGGCGCGCAGCAAGCGCCAGCTTCGAGCCGTGGTCGAGGCGATCAAGGCGGCGGGCAAGTCGGAGGGCACCTCGTGACCGAGACCTTCGATATCCCGCCGGAGCTTCCGACCCAGAAGCAGCAGGAGACGCGCGCCGTATTCGAGTCGCCGAGCGGCGGGGCGGTACACCGCAAGGCGCTGTGGAACGGCAAGAACACGGAGCGCATCGACTACACGCTGACGTGGAAGAAGTTGAACGCTGCGGGCGCGGTGCGGCTGAAGCAGTTGTACGCGCTCACGCTCAACGGTTCCCTGGCGATGAACTGGACGCCGCCTGATCGCGGGCTCGCGCTCTATCGGTTCCTCGACAACGAACTCACCATCACGCAAGTCAGCGGGACGTTCTACGCCGCGCAGGTTCGACTCGGGCTGGTCTTCTGATGGCGTACCCCACCGATGCTCCGGTTCGCAAGTTGATCCTCGACGACGTGGTGACCACGCTCGCCGCCGTCACGGCTGGCGCGACGTACCGCTCGACCATCGAGAAGGTGCGCGTGATCGGGCGCAACGTGCTGGAGCAGATCGACTACCCGTGTGTCCTGATCGCCCCGCCGTCGCAGACGATGAGCGACAGGGTGCATCCCCTCATCACGGCGAAGCTCACGATCCAGTGCAGCGGCGCGGTCGAGGACGGCGACGACGCCGAGGCGATGGCTGCGGCCTACGATCTGGTCGAGGACATCAAGCTCGCGCTGACCTCGGACATCACTCGGGGCGGGTACGCCCTCGACACGCACATCACGTCGGACGAACCGTATGTTCCCGATGTTTCCACACCGATCTTCGGCATCGACTTCACCATCGAAGTGGATTACCGGCATCGGTACTCTGACCCCTCGGTCGCCTTGTAACCACAGGCAGGACAACTATGACTCTCGACAGACTGATGCAGATCGCCGTGGTGAAGGAAGACACGCCCGGCACCCTCCAGGGTTCGCTGTTCTCGGCGGCGAACATGAAGTACCTCGTCATCGACCCGACGATGGACTACGACATCCCGCTCTTCGAGCAGACGCATAAGCGCGCGAGCTTCACGAAGATCGAGGGTCTGGCGGGCATGAAGATGGCGACGTGCCGCTTCCAGCTGACGATGCACGGGCACGGCGTGACCACGCCCGATCTGCCGGTGTGGGACCTGCTGATGCAGGCGTGCGGGTTCAAGTCGGCGACGACCACCTCGGTGGTGACCACTGCGCTCACGGCTGACCCGATGCGGCACGGCGAGGTCGTAACCGCGTCGGGCACGGGGGCGAGCGGCACGGCCACCGTGGTGCATGACAACTACGGCACCGCCGCAGGCGTGGCGACTATCTACCTCGCCGACGACACGATCACATGGGCGACGAGCGGCGCGACGACCCTGACTGCCGGGACGACCGGATCGCTCGGCACGGTTGCCGCTGGCGTGTCGAGCGCCGATGCGGGCCAGTCGTGGTATCCGATCAGCGAGCAGACGGTTCTGCTCACGCACAACGGAACACCGCAGCCCACTGTCGGTGAGGTGCTGACCGGCGACACGAGTGGCGCGAAGGGGATCATCATCGCGAACCCGTCGAGCACGACGACCACGGTGCGGATCTACAACGGTCTGATGTACTCGTCGAGCGAGAACATCACGGACACGACGAGCGGGCCAGCGTTCGAGACCCTGAGCGCGGCTGCCCAGGCGGACATCCCGACGATCTCCATCGGCCTGATCGAGGACGGCGTCGCGAAGCAGATGAGCGGGGCGCGCGGCAACTGGAGCATCGAGGCGAACGTCGGCGAGCCCGCGATCATGACCTTCGAGTTTAGCGGCAAGTGCGAGGCTCCCGCAGATCAGGCTCTCATTGCAGAGTCCACGATTACCTTCGAGTCGAAGGTGCCGCCGGTCCTGCTCTCGTCCGCGCTGGTCTTCGGCACGGAGGGCGATGCGTCGAGCGACACGGACTACTCGCCGCGCTTCTCCGCGCTCGGGTTCAACATGAACAACGACGTGAACCCGCGCACCTCGGCGAACGAGGCGACGGGGATCTTGGAGTACCTCATCACCGGGCGCGGGGCGACCGGCTCCTTTGACCCGGAGATCGACCTCGAATCGAGTTACTCGTTCCTCGCCAACTGGCGAGCGGGCACCGTGGCGCGCTGCAACTTCCAGGTCGGCACGGCTGCGGGCAACAAGTTCTACTGCTCGATACCTGGGATGCAGACGACCGGCGGCTCGACATCCGAACGCTCGGGCGTCTCCACGCGCGGCTGGGAGTTCCAGGCGACCGGCGGGCACATGACGAACGCCGCCGACACGGCGGGCTCCGACAACGACATCATCATCACCTACCTGCTCGTCTGAGCCGGTTCACCCCTAGCCACCGAGAGGCTAACCCATGACCATTGCAATCGACCCGAAGGGCACCTTCGAGTTCATCGACGACCCTGACCGCGACCTCGAAGCCGACGACCCGAACCGCACCGTGTGGGAGTACCGCATCCTGACGCCGACCGAAGAGGCGGCGATCCAGGACGCGGTGACGATGGCCGGTATGGGCGACGACGAGACCACTCGCACCAGCGGGTACGGCACCATCGCCCACAAGACGATTCGCCTCGGGCTCGTCGGCGTGCGGAACTTCCGCGACCCCGACGGGAACGAGATCGGCATCGACCGGCAGAAGGCGAGCAATGGTTCGTCGTTCGTGAAGGATGCGTTCCTCGCGCGCATCCCGGCGGCGACGCGCTCGCGGCTGTGTAACGCGATCACGTCGCACGGGTCGATGACCGAGGACGATGAAAAAAAGCAGTAGCCGCCGCGCACCTTGCATTCAATGATCACCTCCAGCCGAAGTGCGGTCCTGCTTGCGGCGGCCTATGTCCGAGGGACAAGCCCGACGAAGCGCAAGCGGAGAACCGGCGACGGTGGGGATGTGACTCGGATGCGTCTGGGGTTGTGTGGCGCTCGACGTGTTGGCGATGCGCGGGGTCCGATCCTCGCTGCGAGTTGTGCGAGGGAGGCAATGTCGTACAGCACCGCCGCTGCCCGAACTCCATCGTCGGCGGCGACCCTGCCGTCGCGGGTGCGGTGCGGGCCTACTCGTACCTCGACGCCTATCATGTCATGCCTCGTGCTGGGGGTCTGCTCGATCAGACGCCCGCGTTCCTCAAGTTCAACCGGATCATGTCGGTCGAGCGCCTCGAACTTGACGCTGAAGACAGGCGAGCCCGAGAGCGCGCGAAGAAGTAATGGCTGACGAGACCACAACCATCGAGATCGAGGTCCGCGCGAAGGATCTCTCGAAGAACGTGCTGAAGGGCATGGGCTCGAACGCGAAGCGCGCGGGCAATGTTGCGACGAGGGCGTTCGCGAAGGTGGGCCTGGCTGCGGTCAGGGCGGCGGCAGGCATCGGTCGCATGGCGCGTGGGATCGCGCGCGGGCTCACGCGAGCGGTGACGGGGCTCCTCGGTCCTCTCGCTGCTCTCGCGGGCGCAGGCGGCATCCTGTTCGCGGTGAAGAGCGCGTCCGACTTCCGCAAGAAGATGGCCGAGGTCTCGACGCTGCTGATCGGGACCGGGACGAACATGGATGAGCTTCGCAAGCAGACCATCGACATGGCGCAGGAGCTTGGGCAGAACGAGATCGAGGTCGCGGCTGGTCTGTACGAGTCTCTGAGTGCAGGCGTCGGCACCGCCGCCGAGTCGCTGTTCTTCCTGAAGCAAGCCACGAAGCTCGCGGTCGGCGGGGTCGCCACCACGAAGGAGGCCGTGGACGCTCTGACCACGGTGATGAATGCGTGGGGCAAGGAGAACTTCGATGTGGAACGCTCTGCCGACATCCTGTTCAAGACGGTGGAAGGCGGCAAGATCACGATCAGCGGTCTGGCTCGCAACCTCGGAGTGGTCGCGTCGAGCGCGGCGAACCTCGGCGTCCCGCTCGAAGAGGTCAGCGCGATCATCGCCACGTTGACGGCGACGACGAACCGGGTCGCCGAGTCGTTCACTGGGACTCAGGCAATCATGAACTCGTTCGCGAAGGCGTCGCCGCAGATCCGCTCGGCGTTCCGCAACATCGGCATCGACATCAGTTCGACGGCGATCAAGACGGGCGGGCTCGTCAGAGTGATCGAGCAGCTGGCCGATGCGGGGCTCTCGCCCGAGGACATCGCCAAGTTGTTTCCCGAGATCGAGGCGTCGAAGGCAATCCAGGCGATGATCGGCAACATCGGCAAGCTGACCGATTCGCTCGAAGGTGCCCGCAACGCGGCGGGCATCGCGGGCGATGCGTTCCTGCGCGTGTTCGAGGACCCCGCTGTGCGCGTGTCGCGGCTCATCAACTCGATCCGCATCGAGTTCGTGAAGATGGGCGAGACGATCCTGCTCGCCGTAGACGACGCGATTGAGTCGTCGGGCGGCATCGAGGCGGTGACTGGTAACTTCCAGATCCTCGCGACTGTGCTCGGCGAGGTCGCGAAGATCGGCGTCGGGTTCTTCGGCGAACTTGCGGGCAACCTCAACTCGTTCGTGTCGCGCGTCGGGGCCGAGGAGGTGGCGAGCCTGATGGTCGGCGCGATCAACGCGGTCATCGGCTTGGCGAAGGCGGGGTTCCTCATCATCAAGGACTTGGTGAAGGGGCTCGTGAACGCGCTCCAACTACTACCCGGTGTGATCAAGCAGGTGATGTCGATGCTGCCGTTCGGACCTGACGCGCCAGCGGGCGACCCGCTCGGTGACCTCGGTTCTGCGTTCCAGATATCCGACGATGTGTGGGATCAGAACTTCAAGAACATGGAGACGCTCAAGGACTTCTGGGCGGAACTCAAGCAGTCGGTGGTGAGGTACAACACGGAGCTAGACCAGACGGCGCAGGGGCCGATAGGTCTCAACGGCGAGGTGCCGACCGCGCGAGCGCAGGGGCCGATCTACCAGGGGCCGAGCGAGACTGTGGTGACGGCCACTAGGTCGTTCTTCGACATCGTCAAGCAGGGCGCGAAGGAGTTCAGCATCCTCGGGGAGAGCGCCGAGGCCTTCACGCTGAACCTCGGCGGGCAACTCGGGAACGGTGCATTCGAGATGACGCGCGGGTTCTTCCGCGACGTGATATCTGGCGCGAAGTCGGCGGGCGAGGCGTTCAAGGATCTCGCCGCGAACTTCGTGGCGATGATCGTGGACATGATCGCGCAGGTGCTCGCGTTCCAGGCGGTGAAGTCGGTATTCGGGATGGTTGGAATGGGTGGGCTGATGGGCTTCGCCAAGGGCGGCGTGGTCCCGATGGCGCACGCGGCACAGGGCATGGTCGTCGGTCCAGGCATTCACATGACGGGCGGCGGTCCCGTCGAGGTCGGTGACAACCCGGAGCGCAGCGAGGTCATCCTCCCGCTGCGGCACGGGCCGCGAGGTCTCGGCGTCGAGTCGTTCGGAGGCGCGCAGTCGAACCAGGTGACGTTCAACGCGAGCTTCACATCCATCGACCCGCGAGGCGCAGCCGAAGTGATCCTCAAGGCGATGCCACAGATTGAGCAGAAGCTGACTTACGCGCTGACGAGCGGATCGAACGCGGAACTCATCCGCGCCGTCGGCGGGGCGTGACCACATGGCGAGCATCCTCCCGACGGACCAGGACTTCGACGCTGGCGCGACGGTCTTCGGCGCGCAACTGACCGGCTACATCGCGTCGGGGTTCTGGACTGGACAGGCGATCTCGGCGATCATCCTGAACGACACGGTGGGCGTGCAACCGTTGCACGACGGATACCGGGCGGGTCCTGCTTCGCTGGTCAATCGGCAGGCGACGTTCGCATCCACTGATGTCGGCGAGAAGAGCGGCGGCGTCCAGATGCGCGAGCCGTACACGGCGGACGACGTTACGGTCTCGATGACTCAGTATGGCAACGTGCTCAACGGGACGGTCACGAACCCCGACGCGATGATCAAGCGGCAGTTCGTCGGCGCACGCATCTCGGGCGGCACTCAGGCTGCGGGGGCATCGCCTCCGACGACTGCGAACCCGCAGCGCATCACCAACGTGGACGCGGGCTACTTCTTCGGCTACACGACGAACTCGGTGGACGCATACTGGTCGATCCTCAAGGTCGGCGCGGGCGGTGCCGTGACAATCCTCAAGGAGCAGATATTCTCTGGGTCGGGCGCGTTCATCGAGGACATCGACCCACTCAGCGCGCACAAGATCGAGATGACCGTTGTGGACTCGGGGGCGGATGTCGTGATCACGGGATCGGTGTACGCCTCGACCTCGGCGCTGTCTGCGGACGCTGGCGGCACGCTGACGAAGAACAAGCTGAACGGGCCGTTCACCCCGTGGAGTCCGACGACAGGCGGCGGGGGCACGAGTTCTCAGGAGGTGATTTCCGTCACTGACCTCGCTGCGGCGACGCCGCACCAGACGGCGGGGCGGTGCGGTCTGATCTCCACGGCGGTCCACGGTCTCGGGATGTCTTCGGGCGGTGCCGTGGCGACCATGATACAGGACTTCACGGTGACACTTGCGACGGGGCCGGTGGTCTACCGCGACGAGTTCCTCCCGTGGGATCGGCGGGCTGGTCAGCAGTGGTCGGGCACAGGGTTCGACTTCCTGACCGGCCAGAAGGCATACGACCTGCGCTGCGGATGGTCGGGCGACAGATTCGGGAGCAGCACTGCGAACGGTGAGATCCTGCGGCTCACGGCGGGCGGTCACGCCGACCGCATCGGCGCAGCCGATACTGGAGCGACCGAGACCACAGGGGGCTTCTATGCCTCGATGCGCCCTGCTGGCGATGACGTGACCTCGCACCGCCGCGTGCAGATCCAGTTCTCGAATGCTGACATCGCGGGAGCGGGCGCGTCGTACTCCTACGGCGCGGGCGAGTTCCGCCAGGCTGGCCTGTTCGCGCGTGCGGACTCGGTCTCGTCGGGCGTGCCGCAGAACGCATACAGCGTGGACATCCGCCCGACGGAGAACTCGCTCGCGGCGTGGGTCAAGTTGCGCCGCTGGAATGACGGCGTGGAGACCACCATCGCGGAACTGCTCACGCCGACCATCGGAAAGACCATCGACTATACGCTCGCGCTGCGGGTCTACAACCTGCCCGACGGGCAGGGCGTCCCGCAGAACGGGATCGTCTCGCTGGAAGCGTACCTCGACGGAGTGCTCGTCGTGCTGACAGACCCGGCGGCGGGCGTGGTCAGCGGCGTGCAGGTATCTTCGGCGGGCACAGTCTTCGACGCGAGCAGCGAGAAGATCAGCAGCGGCACGGGCGAGGGCATCCGCATCGCGGGCGTCGCGGGCTCGGACTGGATTACGGCTGTGGACGCATGGACGGAACTCGCCATCGAGGTGACGCCGGGCACGGGCGTCGGCGACCAGCTGAACGCGAGCGTCTCCGACGAGGAGCACGACTACACGGCGACCGAACTCGTCATCAAGCACGACTGGCCGGTGAGCGAGCGGCGGCGGGCTCGTCGGCACGCGGCAGACTTTGATAGCGGCCACGTTCGCGTATCGCTCGTGGACCTAAACATGCGCCGCGTCTGGAACGTGACAGCCCAGAACACGACGGTCACCGAGCGCGATACGCTGGTCGCCTTCTTCGATGCTCGGCGTGGGATCGAGGAGGCGTTCGACTGGACCGCGCCGCTGGAGTCATCGACCACGAAGGTCCACTTCGTTGACCCGGAACTCGGCGACACGCTGAAGGTGCCAGGCGTGTCGAGCTTCAACTTCGAGTTGGAGGAGATCCTGTAATGGCGACCGGCGACTTCCCGATTGCGCTACAGACGCACATCAACACGCTGGAGAACGCATCGCCGTTCGTGTGGCTCTTCGAGGTAGAAGTTCCCACGTCCCCGCCTACGCGGTTCCGGTTCTGCAACCAGACTGAGAAGATCAGCTTCGGCGTGAACTCCAGCGGCGACCCCATCGAGTACAACCCGCTGCACATTGAGATCGGAGAGTGGAGCCAGGGCAAGGCGGGTGATCTTCCCGAACTGAGCATCTCGGTCTCGAACGTGCGGGGTGATGTCGGCGCGGTGCTTGAAACGTATGCCGGTCTTCACGGTGCGCCGGTCATTGTTCGGATTGTCAACCGCTCTACATTGCTCGACATGAACGCGCAGGTTAGGTTCGACGGCACGGTGCGCGCGGTGACGGTAAGCAATGTGAGCGCCACATTCGCGATAGCGAATTACAACCTCTACCAAGAGTCCGTCCCCGCGCATCGTTTCTTGAGGAACCACTGCCCGTTCCTGTACGGCGGCGCGCGCTGCGGATACATCGTCCCGACGACGCCGGGCGAGACGGTCGGCACGGGGTTCTCGACCTGCGCGAAGACCGTGGACAACTGCACGGTGCGCGGAGAGGACGAGGTTGCGCGCAGTCTGACCGAGCAGCACCCGGCGAGGTTCGGCGGGTTCCGAGGGATCACGCGGCTGTCGAGCAAGGTGCCGCTGGAATGACCAAGATCGACGTGTTCGACCTGATCGGTACGCCGTACAAGTTCGGCGGAACATCGAGACTGGGCGGGCTCGACTGCCGCTCGCTCGCGTGGACTGCCGCAGCGCGCATCCCCCTCGTCGGCCTCTCGTCCCCCGAGGACGCGGAGCAGACGACATACGACGACGTTGCGGCGGGGCGTTCGCGCTGGCGATGTATCGGCGACGAGGTGACGAGCGCGAAGAAGATCGGGCACCTCGTGCTGGTGGGCGGCGACGGTTGCCCCGATGCTGGCGTGCTGATGCTGGTGAACGAGAAGGAGCGGCTGTTCATCACGACGACGAAGCAGCGGGGACATGCCTTCCTCGTCCCTGCACGCGCAGTCCGTGACGTGCTCGGCGTGTACGAGTGGGAGGGGTCAGAGTGAGCGTCAAGGTCCACAAGCTGCGGAGTGTGCTCGCCCCCGGTCTGCGCGATAGCGCAGATGTTCCGTTCACGGATGGGGCGACTGTCGATCAGTTCGTGCCCGAGGGCTTCGGGTTCATCATGCGGAACGCGCGCCGTGCGAAGCGCACCGACCTCGTGGCCGACGGCGACCACATCACATATTCAGCAGACCTGCGCGACCCGATAGTCACTCCGATACTGTTCGCGGCGCAGGGCGCAGTGGCTGCTGGCGTCGCGGGTGCAGCGGCGTTCGTGTTGCCGACGTGGGCTGTGTACGCGGGCATGATGGCGCTCTCGTTCCTCGCCTCGAAGTTCCTCGCGCCGAGCCTTGATCCGGCGACAGGGAAGGGCGAGTCGAAGTCCTACAGCTTTTCGGGCATCGGGAACGGGCGCGCGGAGGGCGAGACGGTGCCTGTCGTATACGGCGAGATGCGAGTCGGCGGTCAGGTGATCGGCGAGTACATCAAGAGCGACTCCGACGGATCGACGTACAACGCGCTGATCTGTGTGGGCGAGGGGCCGGTCCACGCCATCGGCGACGTGACCACGGACACGACATCCGCGCAGGGGCTCACCACAGCGGCGGGCAACCTGCCCGTCGGGATGCAGATCAACGACAACCCCATCACCAGCTTCAAGGACATCCACGTCCATGTCCGTCTCGGGACGCTATCGCAGACGGCGATTCCTGGGTGGGAGGGGACGCCGACTCAGTTCTCGGTCGCGCTCGGTCTGGTGAACGACGAGACAAACGTCGTATGGCCCGCGCCCGCGACGATCAACGAGACGAACTACTATGGGCAAGCAGGGGGCGTGCCGTCGATCTCGCTCGCGCAGTCAGACGCGGAGTGGGATGAGTGGGGGCAGAAATTCGACATCACCATCGAGAACGACCGCACCGAGATCGTGCTCCACTTCCCGCGAGGGCTGACGCGCTCGAACGACTCGGGCAACCTCATCACCACGGGCGTCCGGTTCGCGGTCAGATACATCGAGCTAGACGTGAGCGACAACCCCATCGCCACGGGGGGGCCGGAGGGGGACGGGTATGTTCGACTGTCTCCGACGGATGCGGAATTCGGTGTGCAGGCGGCGACGCGCTCCCCGCTGTTCCACACGTTCAAGGTTCCGCTGGTGAAGGCCGCGAACTATACGCATCCCGTGTTCGGCGACTATGCCGCATGCACAGGGGCGAACGACTTCGGCAAGATCGCATCGCTCGCCGTGCCCGCGTACATCACGGCAACGGGGGCGGGTGTCCCCGTGGTCTTCACCAACGGGTTCTCGGTCGGCGGGTGGTTCCGCAACACGGACGCCTCTGTGTGGCCGTCAGCGACGGAAAGCCTCAGCTGCATCTCGTGGCAGTCTCAGACCATAGTGGGCATCCCCGAGTATGGGTTCAGCTTCGGCGTGAAGTTCACCGGGGGCTTTCAAGCATCGACGCGGGTGCCGTATGCTCAGTTCCTGAAGAGCGGCAGCGGGTTCTCCTTCTACGAGGCTGGAGCCGCCCCCGTGTCGGACATGTCCGACGGAGAGTGGCACCATATCGTCTGGGTGTATGACCGGCAATTCGGCGGCGGGGTCGTCTGCTACTTCGACGGCGTGCAGCTTCAGGGTACGATGAACAATATCGGCGACCTGTACACGCCCGCGCCGTCCATCATCGGGGCCGCCCCTGCGCCGTTCTACATCGGCAACAACTTCGACGAGGACTTGGCGAACTCGGCGAAAGTGGACCTCGACGAGGTGTTCTTCTGCGACAGGAACCTCGACGTGTTGGAGGTGCTGAACATCTACAACAACGGCGAGGGAGTGCTCGGATCGAGCGCGAGCATCCCCAGTGCCGTGGCGATCTGGCGCTTCGATTCTGCGTCCCCGTTCACGTCCGAGGTCGCGGCGTTCACGAACACGCTCGTGTCCACTAATGGGTGGGCAACATCCTCGGGCGGGAAGGTGCTGTCGCAGGGGGCGGTCGAGGATGTGGACCGCATGAAGGTCCGCATGGAAGTCCTGCGGATCTCGCCGTCGAGCACGAACACGAAGCAGCAGAGCGAGTGCGACTGGTTCGCTCTGACAGGCATCATCGACGAGGAGTTCGTCTACCCCGGTCGCGCGTACTATTCCATCGAGATCCCCGCGTCGGAGCAACTGAACACGTCGTCTCCGAAGATCACGGTCCCGGTGCGTGGGCGCACCGTCAACGTGTGGGATGGCGTGTCCCTGTCGTCGCCCGTGCTCACGCCGACGTACACGCCGAACATCGCATGGATCGCGCTCGACCTCGTGCTGGATCAGTTCTACGGTCTCGGCGCGCACTACAAGCTGGCAGACATCGACCTCCAGAGCGTGCTTGACTGGGCAAACTACTCGGACGAGATGGTCTATGACCTGCTCGACCAGTACGACGCAGACGACCGATGGAGCGACATGAAGTGGACGCAGACCGGAGTGTTGACAGGCGGCGTGCGCGGCACCCTGCTGATCAACATGATGGGCGGCGGGTACGACTTGTTCACATCCCGCTACGCCCTCGGGCACTACATCGGGCTTGACGGGGTCAACCTCGTCAGCAGCGAGGTGAACACGCCAACGGGCAACACGCTGACCGAGGAACTCCCGACCATCAACGGGGCGCACGTTCTCATCGCTGTCGATCCCGTGGCTGAGACGATCACGCTGGAGGCCGACCTCGCTGCGGACCCGTGGACCTCGGGCACCTACCTTGTCGCCAGCGTCGGCGCGGGCAACGTCACCGGCACGCTGGAGGGGCGCGAGCAGCGCCACGAGTGGAACGGTGTACTCGATACGCAGGGGAAGGGGTGGCCCACGTTGCAGGGTATCTGCGGCATCGGCTTCGCGGTCCCTGTCCGTCAGGGCGCGGGGCTGCGGTTCAAGTTCGAGCATCCGCGCAGCGCCATCGACATCGTGAACCAGGCGAGCATCGTGCGCGACTCGTTCGTCGCCACATACGGCGGAGCATCTGACCGACCGAATGTGAAGACAGTGGACTTCGTTGACCGCCGCCTCAACTGGGAGCGGTCGGCCACTCGCGTCGAGCACTCCTCGATCCAGAGTACGACCTCGCTGGCGAACTATCGCAAGACGCAAGGGTTCGCGCACGGGATCACGACGATCAGACAGGCGCGGGTGAGCGGTCTGTTCGAGCTGAACATCTTCAACGACGTGCTGCGGCAGGGGAGCTTCGGCCTCGCTGCGGACGCGCTGCCATACGACGTGGGTGATGTGCTGATCGTCGGGCACGATCTGATGGGGTGGGGCGTCAGCGGGCGCATCGACGTGGAAGACACTGCTGCGAGCGTCAAACTCGACCAGGATGTCACGATGGCATCGGGCTCGACCTACGAGGTCCACGTCAGGGACTCGATCACCGGGAGCTACGAGGTCGCAGCCGTCGATCACACGGTCCACGTTCCGCCGGTCACGGTCACGAACGGCAACGCGATCACACTAGCCACGGGGTTCGCGGGCTTCGTGCCCGCGAAGGATGATCTGTATGTATTCGTCGCCATCGGCGACGACACGCCCGTGGTCGTCACGGGGTGGACGCGGAACCAGGATCTGTCGCACACCGTGGACTGGGTAGAGTACAAGTCGAGCGTCTTCGACTTCACGGGCCTCGAAGAGGCGGCTGGGCAGGAGAGCGCGCGGGTCGCGGCTCCGAACAACCAGACGATCCCGCCGTTGCCGAAGAGCGTCGAAGTGCGGCAAGCCACGACGAACACGGCAGGCGGGTACACGCACACGATCACGGCAAGCTGGCGATTCTACGACGACCCTGATGCGCGTGTGATGAAGTTCAACGTCTACATCCAGCGTGGCGACCGGCGTGCGAAATGGGAGAAGGTCGCATCGACAGACGGTTCACAGAACGCCGTGAGCTTCACGCTGCACGGCGCGGATCAGAACGAGCACATCAGCCTGTCGGTTCAGCCCATGAGCCACAGCGGCGCGGGGTTCTCGCCCGGTCGCTCGACTGCGGTGCGCTTCGTGGTGAACATCGTCGCGCAGCAGAGCGGCGCACCGACGGACCTCGCTGCGAAGATGAACGGGAACCAGACGATCTATTCATGGACATCGACGAGCGACGAGGAGCCGCCCCGCACGGTGATCCGTCGCGGCGGGTGGATACTCGGCCAGCCGGTCGGGTCGGTCGATGCTGGCGTGGACATCCTGAAGACGCGCAACTGGGCGAGCGGTGACGTGGACGCGGACGGTCGCAAGGCTCCGACGATCTATGCGCGGCACATCAACGGCGGCGGCGCTGCGTCGGAGGCGGCGACGCTGGAGTACGACGCGGCTGGCATCTCCGACCGCCCGCTCGGGCAGTTCGCCCGCGAGGCGTATGCGTGGCACACAGCCGCGTGGACGGGCGCGGACGGGGACTCCGTGCCTCCGGTGAAGACCAACCTCTCGACGGCGACGGACTGGGAGGGCCGGTCCTACTTCGAGTTCTCAGGGTCCAACCTGACCGCGAGCTACGAGACCAGCATCGGGGCGACATCGGACCAGCAGAAGTCGCGGCGCTGCACGGTCGAGGCATTCGCCGAGGCGATGCAGGACTACCCCGCGACCATCGAGAGCTACGGCGACTACCCGGCGGCGGGCTTCGAGTTCGCGTGCCTCACCGCAGAGGGGTGGATCAGCCGCGACCGGACACGGGCGGCGGACTGTACGCTCAAGCTGCTGATCTCCGTGGACGGTGGTGCGTTCGTGGACTTCTCGCCGGGCCGGTTCTCGCTGACATCGGCGACGATCAAGGTCGAGATGACGCGACCGGATACGAGCTACAACCTGCGACTCTACCGGCTACACACGCGGGTGAGATGGGTGCGGCTGGAGACGACTGATAGATCACAGGTGCAGGCGGCAACGGAGGCCCGAGTCTTCGGGAGATAGATCATGGCAGCAGGCGACATAGACATTCTTCCGCTGAGTGGGAGCACCGACGGCATCCCGATCCAGATCGCTCCGCTCGCGACGGTGACTATCCACACGGCGACGGCTGTGGCTGGCGAGTTAGACATGATCTGGCTCTACTCGGGCGGGACCAACTTCGAGGATGCCATTACTATCGAGTGGGGCGGGACCGCCACGACCGACAAGGTGGACTATGGCGGTACGTTCGCGCTCAACGAAGTGTCGATGATGATCGCTGGGTTTCCCCTCCGAAGCGGACTGGTCATCCGATGCACCAACAACAACACGACCGGCGCGGATCTCACGCTCACGGGGGTCGTGCATCGGTACTACGGAGTGACGACCTCGCCGTCCGCAGGGCACGCGAGCATCCTGCCACTCAGCGCGAGCACCGACGGTCGCCCCATCAACATCCCGTCGGCGAGCACGACGGTCCACACCGCGACGAGCGTGTCGGGCGAGATCGACCTCGTGACCCTCTACGCCGTGACGACAGGGGGCGATCCATCAGCCGTGATGGCACTGGACTTTGGCGGGACGGAGTTGGGCGTGCAGCTGACCGGGTCATCCCGTGAGTTCGTCCTGCTCGCCGACAAGTTCCCCATGCGTAACGGCGGCGTCGTGGCAGTCTCTTCAGACGTGTCCACCATCAACATCATCGGCTTCGTCGAGAGGTACAACAATGGGTAGCAACCGCAACGGCCCCCTGTCCGGTTCGTGGGCGCGCATGGACACTCACGCCGTCGCCGAGACCGTGGGCGACACGAACGCGGAGGGGTCGTCCGAGGCGCTCGCTCGCGCAGATCATGTCCACGACCACGGCGATCAGATCGCGGGGACGTTCCACCCCATCGCTCGCCGTGACATGGAAGATGACGCCTCCGACACGGACGGGTTCCTGTCCGCGTACTACGACGCACGCCACCGCCGCATCGCACAGGCGACCGTGGACTACGGCGCGACGACGATGACCGCGACCCATATGCCGGTCCCGACACTGGTCGCCAACGCGCTGACAGCCAGGCAGAGCACGCGGGGGGACTTCGTGCAGCTGGATACCACTGCGGTATCGGGCAACGCGGCCACGATGCTGACGACTGCGTTCTTCCAGCGCCGCATGGAGGCGGCGTTCTGTCACCGTCTCAGAACGGGCAACCTGACATCGACTCGGGTGTGGGTGGGTATGTGGTCGGCTGACCCGTCGGGCACCGCGCCCGCTGGCATTGCCGGGGCGGGGATTCACATGCTCGGGTTCTGCTACGACTCCGTGACCGATGTCACCGCGCGCTATCTAATCGTCGCCAGCGACGGGGTGACACAGGTGGCGGTGGACAGTGGGATCGGGGTGGCGAGCAGCAGCAACATCGCGTTCGAGATCCAGTGCGACGATCTCTCCACGGACGAGGTGAGGTTCTACATCAACGGTGCGCTCGTCGCGACGATCACGACTCCCCTCCCAACAGCCTCCCAGGCACTTATGTGTGGCTCGACCATCACAGCCCAGGCGGCAATCGTCCGCAACTATAGACCGGG